CTTTCGGTAACCCAGTATGCATCACTGCAGCTCCAGGTCGTTTGACCCGCAAGGCGCGCCACGCGCGCCTCGCGACAACCAGAACCCCCTAGTGAAGGGTCCTCGGCGTCCCTACCTGTTAAGGGTACACCGCCAGGTTTTCACTGGATCCCGGTCACCCGGGATTCCACGGTCTGTCCACCCGTACCAACGGGCGGTGAGAGCGTCAACTCTGGTGAGCTGATCTCCACACCAACCCCGAAGAATCTGCTGCCGGCGGGCCTCTTCTCTTGCGAGCTTGAGGTCCTCATCCGACGGCGGAATGTCAGGCACATAGGCATGCCAGCGCTTTCGCAGCTGGAGCTTCTTGTACCCGGCCTCTTCGGAGTCGAACTTAACGTAGAGGTGATGCCGTCTACGTACCGTGCGCGCCTGTCCGAGGAGGCAGGCGGCTAGTAGGCCAGCGGTCACGTCGTCGTCGGGTGCATCCGTGCACCGAACTTCGGCGAAACTTGGTTCCCACCAAGCCACCTTGACCGCGCAGCGTTGCAGCTGCGGGTCCCTCACCACGGATTGTTCTAATTCCTCATTAACCGGAGTAACACATAACGGATCAACAACGGTCGGAAAACCGAGTAACCAGCCACGCGTCACCGGGAGCCCTCCGTCTGCTGCAACAGCAGATGCAAGGCCCCAGAAGAACGGATCCCGATTAAGGGAGCGACTCAACGCCGAAAGGCCTTCACGGCCCGCAGGTGTGGAGTCGTATCCGTCGATCCTGGGAACGGTGATATCGACGCCTCGATAGGCGAAGACACCACAGGACTCGCGCAAAGCATCGTTACCAACAAAGGATTTCTGCCCATTAACCACAAAGCACGGCGCTTGGCCGTCCTCTAGTAGCATCTGAGCTACCTTGTCAGTGCAGATGACGTCATCACCGAACGTGGAAACACGGCATTTCTGTCCGCGTGTCCACGCATAGGCTTTGACGTATGCGCTGAAGAATAGGGTTTCTACGACAAAGGTGGTTGCATTTCCCATCCCGGCATAAATTGCCATTGGGTACGTGCTTCCATTGCGCGGATCGGTGAACGAATCCGATCGCGTTACCTCTAGAAGAGTGACAACCCACGAAGGGAAGACATTTTGTACGTCCTCCCAGGTGATATTATCACTTGCATCTTTGAGGTCCAGCGTCGCGAATTCCCCTGAAGCGCTCGCTCGCTGCGCGAGCTTGCGCTGTACTCTCTGACCGTCTGAATAGCCGAGATCCATGCAGGTTCCCCGAAGGGGCCCCGCGTGTATCGACTCTAGCAGTGTATCTCGGACTGCTTGTTGGGCAAATGTCCGATAGGCAGGCTCGACCGTGATAAGCCGATCCTTGTCAAACTGCTTTGGGACAGCACAGAGACGCGCTACATGGGCGTCCATGTCAGCGTGACCTGCAGGTACGTCCGGCCAGTGCGGAGAACAGTGAATCCACTGCGCAAGACGCGCGAAGCGCTTGCAATGGGACCATCGTTCCGCACAGGCTCCAGGACCGAACCTACCATTAGCAACGCCCCCAATCTCAGGGAGCCAATATCGAAGGAGATCTACCATCCGTGAACGGATTGCCCACGGAATAGTTTCACAACCCCGAAGAGCCCTTGCGGTGTCATTCCGCGCGATGAAGCCATCCAACGCTCCATCCTTCCGGGCTTTTGCTTCTGCAGCAGAGGCGAATTTCCACTTGCGCATGCATTTCGCTAGCGCGAGCAGTGTTTTCGCATCGCTAGGCTTTAATGTGCCACTTCTCAAAACGCCCAATGCGCCCGCATATGAATCAGCGGGCTGGACGCCGGGAAGGGGGCACTGCGAGCCGCTCACCAACGGTGAGCTAAACCCACATGGATCACTAGGCAAAGTCTGGTGGAGCGAATATGCCCACCAATCCGGACTCTGCATAAGGGACGGATCTTTGCTTTTCATGGCAACACTCCACGACTATAGGTCAGAGAGTCTCTGTCACACCAATGTTTTCCTGCTCCGCATAGGGCGTATAGCCCCTGCAGATACGGTCAACGAAGGTGTCGAGATTCGACGTCCCCGTGTCGGTACTGTCGGAACCCCCCTGGAGCACCCCAGCGTCATTCAAATAGACGAGGGGATTACCAGTGGCGGGGTCGGCAGGGAGAACCATACTTCCGAGCATACCGTCGGCGGAGAGGCGCTTCACAGCGCAACCGCCGTTGGTGATCGGGTTCAGGTGTACCATGGCGGCCAGGGCAGCCCGAATGTGCGCAAGCGCACAAAGGCGGCCTGTGGATCCGGCCTTCTGCTGCACGATATCCTGCACGCACTCCTTTGGGAGGGTCAGCACGAGATGCGCTGACACCGAGCCGTTTGAGCGATTCGGAGCGAACTTGAGATTGCTCGCTCCTGTCGCCGTATCGGCCGGATACAGCCCCGAGTAGGGGATGTTAACCTTCACGAGAGCACGCACCACGCCCTTCCTCGACATTTCTGCCGAAGTCTGGACGCTGAGTTCCGTGCGAGTAGTCAAGGAGTTGACATCCTTAAGCGGCTGGAAGTCCACGATGGACTTCCAGTTACCCTCGGACATCTCCTCCAGGGACAGGAAGGCGACTGTGTCAGCCCCCTGATTTGTGAAACCAAGCATTTTCATAGCTTGTTTATCCTTTCTTGTTGGTTGTTGTTTTGTTTTCACGCAATCATGCGTAATTGCCCCGTATCTCTCTTTCAAGACAACAGGTTTAACTCTGGGTCCTCCTACCTATACGAAAACCGACGGAAGGGATTCCGACTATTCCCGTGGAAGGTATTCAAACTTGCAACTCGCGAAGGCGAGATTTTCATGCCTTTCGGCATTACGATTGAGGAAGCAATGAGAGCCGCGAGGCTCGTGAGCTTCCCCACGTTCACCCTTGTATCTAAGACAGGCACGAATTCGAGCGGCCGAAGCGCGCCCGGAATGCGCTGTCTCTGATAGCAGGTACCAGACCCACAAGCCACAGCCGGTTTATTGGCCGTGGATATTCTGAACTTGAGGGACAGGATTGGCATCTCCGCGGGTATGACGTATTTTAACGCGTCAATCCGTTGGTCCGCCGAACCCCAGCCCGAGATCCAGTTACGTGAGTCCGTCCGGGATTGCTCCGCGTGCTTAAACCAGTTACCAAGGGCTTCCAGCTCCTCCGTAGAGGAGAGCCGGTCGCTCCCTGGGCCAGCGTGGCACGCGTCATATGCCCAGACTTTTCCCAGCCTTCCGCCCCAGGTCTCCGGGATTCCCGGTATTCCCTGAGCGGTCAGCTGATCGCAGGTACCAACCCACGCATCGGTAAGCGTAGCGTCTGGCATTTGGACACCGTTCCAATAAAGGAACCTATGTCCACACCAAACGCCATCCACGGGCTCCGCGTGGAGCCCCTCTGTCTTTAAGAAGGCCTTTACATCTAGAGCCTTCATAACTTCCCTAGTTGAAAGGAACCAATCAGCCACAAAGGCCAACGGCATTAACTCCCAACTGGTCGTCAAAGCTCGACTCACGTCGAACAGATCAGACAGACCACGTCCGTTCCAACCAAAGGCCGCCGCAATGTCGTCCGCTGCGAAGCGGGCATACACGCACGTGTCCAAGGTTTTCCAGGACGTGGAGGTGCATATCGGAACTAACCGCTCCAATATCAGTTGCTCAATCCACGCAATGTTGTTCGCGTAGACGTGAGGGTCGGAGGACTCTTGCGTGAGTCGCGACAGCACAACTGTTCCATTAGCGCAGGTGCGAAAAGGACGCACCGCCGGGTCCGTCGTTGAATTGACGTCCTCCGGTAGGGCGACCAGACCATCCTCGCGGATATTAAAACCGCTAGGTAGGTCCTCCTCGCTGCCAGGATAGACCGGCAGGCATGGCAGATGAATCCACATCTCCCTCTCACGTAACTGGGGTTTTACTCCCGTAATGTACGGATCAGAATACCTTGTCTTCATCTTGAATGTCATGTCCCACCGAATCTCATCCAGTGAACGGTACATTGATGTCAACCCGGAGCGCAATGTTTCCAGGTAGTTGCCAGTACCAGCGCACAGATTATTTACGTCGTGCGCTGTAGGTTCGACCCCGAACTTCCAGAATAACCAGGCTGCAGCTGCAGCCCTGGCCGTCTTGGCCGCGAGGAGCGAAGCTCGCACGCGACCACGCGCCGGAGGCATAAATGCCATCGACGTGGGAAGTCCGCTAGCCAGCCAAGCAAGAAATTGTGTCACCTGGCCAGCCATTAGGGGGAGGTCCTTACACTCCGCGACACTGCGACTGAGGCGATCTGCGGACTCGCGTCCAAAGATCATTCCCTCAATCTTACTCGCCTGACGAAGGCAAGTAGTCAGAATTCGACCGCGCGCAGGGTCCGGCATCACTGCCGGGTGGCCCCACGAGTTGTCGAACGTCTCGAGCGAGATGCTCTTGACTGTCGCTGCTGTCCTGAGTTCCAACGCAACCCCGGAATCCACAAGGTGCACCGGCTGATTAGGCCTAGTTACCAGGGACCCTAAGGTGGTCTCCTGTCTCTGAGTTACCCCATCGACGCAGACGAAGCGCTGGAATCTCCTCTCTGTCCATTCCCCCGACCCGAAGGCCGGGTATACGATCTGTTGGGCATATCTAAAAGTCTGCCCATCGGCTCGCGCAGGACAATAGCCGGGCAAACGCCCGGAGGCGAAGTCATCGCCTAGGTTCACCGCATACTCCACTAGACCGTTAAACGCATAATGCGCACTACGGTTTTCCACTTTCGTGTGGGAGCACTGGTGGGAGCGGATCGCTTGATTCAGCTGCTTCTCCGCGTCCTGGAACTTCGTCCAAGCCGCAAATATCACAGCATTATTTCCACGATCAGGGCGCGGATGCGCCCTCAACCACTCGACATACCCCTCGTCTCGCTCGACCAGCGACCACCTGGATTTCTCCAGGTCCCGGAGGAGCTTTCGCTTCTCCTTCGCCGTCAGTCGACGATACTTGGTGTAGTGACGGAACCAGCCGATCACGGGTCCAACCCGATGATCGACTCCTAGGTACCACCAAATCTTTCCGGTGGCACTGTCGGGAACGGTATCCGCACGTCGTGCGATCTTACCATCAGGCGCAAACTGCGCCTCCACGTAGGTCGTATTGACTTTGTACTTACTACAGTGAAACAGCATTTGAAAATCTGCTGGCCGCTGTAGGGCACGATGTCTCAACTTGCTACCGTGTGAGCTACTAGGCCACAGGTTTGTTACGCACAGCTCCGGGAAGGAGCCTAGGCGAAAAGCCTTTGGACTAATAGAGATCTCAGCATACGAGTATTTCACCCGCTTAGCTTCGATCGCGGCCTTCAGCCGCCGTATCATGGTACGTCTCCAGTCAGACAGCTCGTGTTTCCATTTCACCAACTCACTATTCATGAGTCGACGATATGAGGACCGCGCAACGCGAACGTCGCGCATGAGGAGCCGGCGCAAGCGTGCCAGCTTCTCATCCGTTTCCTCGTAGGCGATCAAGGCATTACCATCGCCCGGATCAAGAGCACGAAACGTGGGGTCAAACATGGGTATTTCACCCAACCCCGCGTCCTCGCGCAAATGGGCCGCCGGCACCCTACCAAGGGTCGCCGGGCCTGTACTTTTTCCGGTTGATTTCATGTCTTTAGCCTCTGGACTTATGAGCAATGTACGACTTTGTCGTATATCCCCGTAATGGGGACCTCATTGAGAACTATCTAAGGTACCCCTCCTCCCGACTTATATCGCTTAATTACTGCGAACTTCGTCGTTCGGAGGGGCACCGCGCTCGTGGGCTACCGAGACACACATCATGGCTTGCAAAGCCACGACACGGGTTTCCGTCATGGGTCTCGTATCTCCCTCAGGCGCATATCGATAGCTGAACCCCAGCAGTTAGCTGGACAGCCAAGGTTCTCACGTGAGGCGGGTGCGCAGCGTCATCCTCCCACCCGGGAGGAGAGGGGCTGCG